AACCCATCAATATTTTGCATTAACCCTTGGACCGTCTCAACCCTTGCCCGGTGTTCCTCTAATGTCGAATCATCCGCGGATGAATAAACATATATCTTTATTGATAGCTCGAAATTGCCCAATGGCTTTGCACCAAAATCCCGATGAGCTTGTGCCGATTCACAATATAAAATGATAATGGGCAACGATCGCAATTCATCCGTTTGTCCTGCATGGATGGCAACGCCGGGTAATTGGTCCGCATTGGCGGTAAACCATGCTAACATTGATTGTTCCGCAATGGTGCGGATACCGTATTTGGTTGTGGTTGGCATATTAATTATTCGGAAAACAATGGTGCGGTGCCGTAAATTTTACCCGATTTAATTGCATCGGCTAATGTAATTTTTTTAGAATTCAAATATGATTTCATTCGTTTACGCATGGATGCGGCCCGGCTATTCAAAACATATTGGTAACGCGAATCAACCACCCGACCAATTTGATTACCAACGGTAACCGATGGTTTTAATGGGTTCCAATCGGGATGTGCTATTGCATACAATTGGCCTTGTACCTGATTAACCCAAGCGGGGAATTTAACGGTTATATCACCAATGTTTTTAGCTGAAAAGTAATATGCTGATTTTTGAATACCGACATTTTTTGTTTTCTGTTTGATGTATTCATTAATCATCGATTTCCGTTTTACAATAAATTGCATACCCTTTTTTCTAACAGATCTTTTTATTGGTCCAAATCTATTATATCGGATTGCCTCATGTGTTTTCTTTAAATCGTCCATTGTATCAATGATTCGATTGCCACCAGCTGAACCCGCAAATTTGTTACCAAATATTTGCCATTTAAAACGGCGACGATTGTTCAATAAATACATATCATTTTTTTCGTTTTTAAAAAATGTAATCCATTCCGCAAATACATAGGGTGAACCCAATGATGCAACTTGCCTTGGATTTGCTTTTTCCAATGGTTTAAATACCGAATTAATTTGCGATCTAACATGTTCGGCGGCCTTGATTTTGGCGGCGGTGGATGCACCTGTTCCCGGTGATCCTGAAAACGGTGCAGAATATTTAACCATGTCCAAACAAAATAATGCGGCCTGATTAGTAATTACCGCATACATTTGTTCCCCCATCGTCGCGGCGTAATCTCTCAAATGTGCCGCCAATAACGATTGGTCAATTTTAACATCATATGATGTTTTGATTGCCATTACGCGGTGCCTGATTTGGTGATTACGCGGCACATGATCCATGCCGATGGCGGACGGTCATTGATGGCCACAATACGGTATTCACCGCCATTGAATGTTACGATGTTCCCGAATACAACAACACCGGGGTTGGCTTCGCTATCAGCTCGCAAAAATTTAATATCGTACGATGTAGTTTTAAGGAACCCGCCCGTTTCCAAATCCTCTTGAACCATGGGTGGGGACATCAATATGTTGAACGCCACCGCGGTGCCTGTCCCTCGGCGTACGGTTACGGCCTTGGGTATTTCATTTAATATCTCGGCGGCATCCGATGCCCATTCTTCTTGGATGTTTCCCATAACATATGCGATGTTGTCACAACCAACAAAAAACCCCACCGGGGTGGGTGGGGTTGTAACCGTCCATTATCGCGGATGGTTAACTAATCAATTTAAGTAATTTGTTGATATCCGATTTCAATGTTGGGTTGGCAAAATACATGCCATCCTTAACAGCACATCGTAAACTACATGTGGCCATTTCCAATGCATCATCATCAACCGCGGTGGCGATTTCGTTTAATGCATTGGTGATTGGTACATGCATTCCTGATGCATGGATTTCGGTTTCAATATCTTTAAATGATTCCGCGTTCGCGGTTAACCATTCTTTAATATTGGTGATCGTTAGTTTTGTTTTCATCGTTTTTTATTTTGGGTATTCCTTGATTGGAATAATTACATAATACACATTGCGGTGCGTTTGTCAATGTCCAAAAAAAACCCCACCGGGTGGTGGGGCCTTTGTTCATCCTTGTTTAGATAATTCGAATTAGGATGTGAATGCAATGCGTTGTAACGCGTCAGGGTTACCAACCGCATGGCCTGTGATCCAGCTTGCGGAGATATTGGTTTTACCCTTGGTCCAATCGTACCATTGGCGTAATTGGAATGCGAATCCGCTGTTGGATTCCTCAACAGTAATCGCTTCACCACCGCCCGTTGTTGGGGCGACAGGGGTACGGGTCACAATGACAACGCCTTGGCCCGATGTAGCGAGACCAGAAAGGCCTTCGGTGAATGCGGTACCGCTGGTTGGGAAACCATTGTATTCGTAAATGTCGATGCCATGTAAACGACCAACCTTACCATCGCGGATAACTGATGTATCGCCGATAGAAAGATATTGGGCAACGGATGCGTCTTGGAGTAATTGTCCGAATGCGTCCGGGGAAAGTAAAGCGGCACGCTTGTCGAAAGGAAGATTTGCCTTTGTTAAGCTGGTGGCAACATTCGCAACGGCAACGCGGTTAAACGATGCCTTGGCACCGGAGTAAGCAGCGGTGGAATAATTTGCGGATGTGGTCGCAACTAATACATCGTCAAAAATAGATTTAACAACCGCATTGCTCATTGGGCTGATAAATACGCGGCGTAACATTTCAACGGAAATGGTGGCGGCTTCTAAATCGGTAAATGATTTCATAACATATCGTTGATCCGCGAGAGTAACGGCAACGGTGTTTGAAACGGCATCTTCGGCAACGAAACCTGTTGCGGAATCGTAGGTTGATGCAACGGATTTACCAGCAAAGCGGGTATTTACGGTTTGGCCTTTTTCCGCAACATAGCTCGAAAGGTCAGTTACGGCGAACGACTTAATCGGCGAAAGAATTGGAGTGAGGGTCAATAGGGTTTCGGCCGCAACGAATTGTGGGGCTAAACCATTGTTGATGATATTTTGTGACATGTGATTATATTATATTTTGTGGAAATTATTTAATGCCTAAATGGGCAATGATGGCCGCACGATTTGCATTATAGAATGCTTGTTTTTTCGCTTGGTCTTTTTCGGAAATGTATGCTTCCCAAATTTCTGCATTGGTTTTTGGTAATGCGGATTCGGTTGCCGGGCTGATCTCTACGGCGGGAACACCAACCGATGCGGCGATGGCGGCGGATTTTTTTCCAACCGATTCAATTTGTTTAACGGCCGCTTCTTTTAACTTTTCGGATTCCGCGAGCTTCGCGGATAATTCTTCAATCTGTTTAGACATTGAATCAATTTTAGCCGCTTCAATTTCTAATGAAGAAATTTTTTGTGAAAGCTCTGCATTGATTGCAACAACCTGTGCATGTTCAGCCGCCAATTTTTCCGCTTCTGCCGATTTCCCGGTGAATGCGGTTTTGAGGGCCTTCAAAGATTCTTCCAATGTCATATTAATATGCGATGTTGTCAAAATTAACTATGTTTTACGATGTCACCGCGTTTCGATTTGTCGTCCGTTTCAATCGGTTTCTTGCCTGAACCAGCTTCGTCCTCGGCATCGGCCTTGGATTGGTAACCATCGCAATCGGGGTCCTCCGGGTCATAATCGGGGTTGTCGGGATCACATTTGTCGCCGTTGAATGCATCGGGATGGAAACACTTATATCCGCCGTCCTGATAAACCTTTGTGCATGTTTCATCGTTTTCCAAAATGTGTTTAACTTTGGAATCTAAATTGGTTTCCATATTTTTAACGGTTTCCAATTTGTATTTAGCGGTGTCCTCGGAATCATCCGCTTTCATATGTACGGCCTTAAAAGGAATATTGTTATCCGTTAAATATTGTTCGGTTTCACCGCGTTTGGATTCAACGCGACCCGTTACCACATGGACATGTTTACCTTTGCTATCCATGCGTTTTAAATGGTCCGCTACTTTTTGGTTTAATGAACCATCATCATTTGAAATGGTGCCATCAAAATCTGAAACAACAATTTCGTTTTTACCGTCAACATCGTTTTCGCCTACCGCATCCTCTAATTTTGGTTCAACCTTGCGATCTTGCGGTTGTGCCGGGAAACCATCGTTTTCAATTTTTATTCCCATTAATGCCCGTTCCGATGCGGTAATTTTTGCATGAACATATCTTGTTTTGGAATTGTCATATTCATCCATTTCGCCCGATTCGGATTCCTCGTTTTCGGTTTCCTCGTTTTCCTCGGCCGCTTCAATTTGCATTTGTACGGCGGGGGCAATCTTTTCCATTAGCTCATCAAATCCATTAATCAGCCCGGTAACTAAACCAGCTTCGGCACCGCGTTTTCCTGAAAAACATTGTCCTTCCATTGATGCATCATCAACAAATTCGCGTACCGATTTAACGGCCGCTTTAAAATCGTTATGGATGTCGATTACTTCCGCCAATAACATATCGCGTTGGCCTTTTTCTAACGATGTTCCCGGCACCCCTGCCGCCTTAAAAATACCCGCCTTGATAACATCAACCTTTACCCCTTCATTGGCATACATGGCGGACAAATCGTCGTACGCGATATAAACACCGATTGAACCAACGGTGGATGATGGGGTGGCGTAAAATTCGGTCGCTTGTGATCCAATCCAATACGCCGCCGAACATGCTTCATTACTTGTGAATGAAATTGTTTTCTTGGAATAATTTTTGATGCGGTTTGCTAATTCAGGAACACCAACGGAAACACCGCCGGGCGAATCAATATCCAAAATAACGCATTTAATAGTTTCATCGCGTTCACAATCTTCCAACATTTCCTCTACTTCCTCGATGTCGCAACATCCGCACATTTTTTCAAATTCGGAAAGATTTTTACCAATAACGCCTTTAACGGGAACGATGGCATAGGGTGGGAATTTTTGTACGGTTTCGCGTTCACCAAACATTGCTGATAATATTTCCGACATGTCGGATATTTTTGCACCCATCGGGATTTCAACATTTTCAACGCTGGAAATAAATTCCGTTGCCTGTGATGGTTGAATTAAAATTGGGCGATGTGCCTTGAAATCTTTTATTAAACTACGCATTGTATATTTGTTTGTGTTTGTATTATATTTTTAAAGGGGTTCGTTTCCGTCATTTAATGGAACATCGGATTCCGAAATTGGGGTATCATCATCGGGTGTTGATGTAATTTCCGCGTTTGGCGTATTACTTGGTTTATACATCGTCCAAAACGGAATGTTTTGAGATTCAGCTGCATCCATTGCATTACGGATGTCGGCAGCTCTGCGGGCGTTATGATCGCGGGCATCATTGCCATTTTCAGCATGGTATTCGCTAAACGATTTAAGGCCCATTTCGATTGCCTTAAATGTAGCCGCTTCTTCTTTCCCGGCATCAACGGTAACGCGTTTTGGTGTTACCCATGTTATGCGGGTCCAATTGTCATTGGGTGGTAAATCACCGTTGGCAATTGCATGCCCAATCACATAACCCCATGTTTGAATCAATAGGCGATTTTTTAGCACTTCTTGACGGGATGCGAACATTCTGCCCGCTTTGGCAACCACCAATCGCATTGCCGCACCCGCCTTGTTTGGTTCAACAACAAATTCATATGGCAATGAACCAAGGCAGGAATCACGATTTAAATATTCCAACGCCGCCACCGTATTTGGTGCGGGCCTGTTTGACTCAACCATTTTTAATTCCTCGCCGGGTGCCATCATCAATGTCTTACCACCAACGAATGTTCCAACCTCTTGCGGGTTATCGTAAACTTGGTTTGGGTAATCTTGCGGACGCATTCCAAATGCTTCGAAATCACTTTGTGATCCATCGAATTGCGGATTCTCGCGGGTGACAGTACGCACAATGTCGGCCTGTACCTTCATTGCGGTTTTTTCCAATGAAATCACTTCCAACGCATCAACACAGTTCAAAATCGAATGTTGCAATGGGGAATAAGCTCTTGCACCTGAAACCTGTTCGGGATGGTAAACATGCAACATCGATGCGGCGGGAACCATGCGGGTTGTTCCATCGGACCGAATAACATTGTACCCGATTACGCATCCGTACTGATCAAAACAAATCCCGTCAAAAATCCCGGTGTTATTTTGGACAACATCAACCGATGCACCAACGCGGTGCGATTCGATAATTTGCAACATTGGGGATTTGTCTTTGCCAAATGTTTTCAACACAAAGATTTCGCCGTCTCGGTCGATTAGCTTTGATGCCATGAATTGCACTTCCCAATAATTGTATCGTCCCGTCACCTCGCATGGTTTGTTTGCCCAATCATTAAAATATTTTTCGGCCGCAATGTCCCAAGCTGAATTACCCGATGCCGCTTGTGGTTTGATTCCCGACCCGACCGAATACAACGCCATGTCCGATATGATTTGGCGGATAAGGCCCGCGTTAACATACAACCAACGCATTTTTCTCGTCAATTCCTGACGATCAAATGTGGTCATTGTCCGCTTGAAATCGGCGGGCCAAGGGGTTTGTATCCAACTTCGCTTGTTAGAATATTTAGCACCCTCGAATTGTGAGAACACACCCGAACCACCACCAGCAAATGACTTTGCCTTCAAATCTGATTTATCTGATTTGGATTTAATTTTTGGTTTGGATGGTTTTTTGGGTGCCATATAAAATTACAGTCCGCGGAAATTCCACAACCCGTTGTAAACGCGTACGCGATCAATGTTACCGTATTGATTAGGGTCTTTAATTTGCAACGCATAACGGGCTTCAATCATAACCGTTTGAACATCCATCGGAAATGATTTCGTAATTGATGTTCCTGAATCGGTATATGACATCATGGTTTTTCCGTCCATTAACAATTCGGCCGCCTTATCCGCGATTTGTTCAATGCGGGATTGCGAAAGAATAAGGAAACACCCGGTTGGCTGTGGCATATAATATGCGATGTTGTCAATTATTTGGATTATTAGGTTCATCCCCATCCGTTGGGGTATTTGTTCCATCCTTGTTCCTTGGTTGAGCAATTAAACGCCAACCCAAGGCGGGTAACATTTGCATAGTCTCACAGTCAAAAAAATGGTTATCGCGGGATGCGATTTGTTCCCAAATTGGTTTTCCGTTTGATGTGATTGTTCGCTTTTCGGATTGCATTTGTTGTATGTATGCTTCGGGTACATCCGATGCCATTGTGTGTTTCCCTTGGCGGATTAATAAGCTCAATGTGTCTTTAAAACGCAAATTAGAAAAATATGTTCGTTTGGTCCGCTTGGTTCCAATGTTTTCGATAACGGGTGGGGAATACGGTCGATGTTCCGTTTTCATTCCAACGGGTGTTCGTACTTTCCATGTAAATTCGTTTCGTTGGTCACCGCGGGTAGCATGCCAACCGTTGTTTGCACATGCCGTCAAAACTTCGTCTTGTTGGTCACCGCTATCCACAAAGACATTTTTTGGATGAACCGAATATTTGTTTTGAACATCAATCAATTCGGACCATGCGAAACAATATCCACATTGAACCAAACGCGATTCCCCTTCCCCGTTCCACGATCGCACAATATAATAAAATCCCCGGCGTTGCACATCGATTGTTAAAAAACGCATCCGCACAAAATCGGGTGCCGTACGCATTTCCGCCGTCAACATCGAACCGGGTGTTGGTCGGCCTTTAACAAACCCGCCTTCCTGTTCCCAATCTTCGCCCAATTTGTAAATACCCGTAACGGTTTTAATATTAATTTCGTCCGCTTCTTCTTTGAATGTGCGGGCCAATCGTTTCATCAAAAATTCTTTACGCGATGTGTTATCAGCTCGATCCATAACGGCCTGTTTACTTTCAATGCATTCCACCGCCAAATCGCCCCAAGTAAGGCCCCATTGCATTGCCAACGCGTTGTACGCATAACCCCTACGGCCCGCGGGGGCATTAGGATTACCGCAAACATATTTGCCCGATTGATTTAATTGTGTCCGCGTTTTGTTGGAATCTTCGAAACGACATTTGCAACCTGAACATTCATATTCCGTTCCTTTACGCACCATATCCAAATTCCAACCCGATGCGGTTTTTGCAGCTAACGGAAATTTAATTTGTTCCCAAACATAGGGTTGGCGATGATTACATTTCGGACATTCAAATGTCCATTGATGTTGCGATGTGGATGCAAACCATGTGGACCAATCATCACCTTCAACACCAGCTTGTGAAACCAACACCACTTTGGATTG